GGCTCAGCCGCTGCGATGGGTGGAGTTGCCAGTATCACCGACTTGGCGAGTGCCAAGCTGGAAAAGATAATTCTCGAGTGCAAAAAGCTCGCCTACAAGCTCGAGGTCGAGCAGCGCAAACACATCCCAATCGAAGAGGTCCATGCCGACATGATCCGCATCGGCAATGCGACGCGAGCCGAGTGTCTACGCCTTCTGGCTGACGCTCCCGGCTGGGTCGGTCTCGACGAGTCAGCCATCAGCCAGCGAGTCACCGACTGGATGACAACGCTTTGCACGACGCTCAGCGACGACATGAGCAAACTCTACAAATGACCAGCACGCTACAGGCATGGTGCTCCGCTTGGACTCCGCAAGACACGCGCTCGGTCAGCGATTGGGCCAGCGATCACGTCACCATCCCAGGCTCAGCTCGCGCTCGCAAATTCGATCCGATGGCATCGCCTTGGCTACTCGAGCCACTGCAATATTTCGGCGATAACCGAGTGCGAGAACAGGTGCTGATCATGCCCACCGGAGCAGGCAAGACCACGGTGTTCGACGTCTGTATTCCGCATGCCATAGCTGAGAATCCCGGCAGTATTCTGCTCGCAATGCAGACCGATCCTGACGCACGCGAGCACATGGAGGATCGATTGATGCCGATCCTTAAAGCCTGTCTGCCACTTGATCCGATGCTCTCGACCATCAATCGTCACGCTGCCAGAAAGGACGCGATCATCTTCCCTCACATGAGCCTGTACTGTGGTGGCGCGAACAAGAATAACTTCCAAAGAAAATCTGTGCGCTATGTGTTTCTCGACGAGGCTTGGTTGATCAAGCACGGCCTGATCGAGGAGGCCAGAGCGCGGACGCACAACAGATGGAATAGTCGAGTGGTCATCGTCTCGCAGGGTGGAAACGAGCACATCATCCTTGGCAATGAGCGACGCTCGACCGAGTTGCACGAGGCATGGATGCGGACTGACAGACGCGAGCTGGCAATGGTCTGTCCTGATTGTCAGGCACTTAGGCTATGGTCATGGAAGCATTTGCTCTACGACAATCCCGATGGAGAGATCGATGAGCGAGCAGTCAGCGAGTCGGCACGATACCGGTGTCCTGAGTGCCTGACCGAGTTTGCTGATCGACCAGACATCCGTCGGCAACTCTCGAGCACAAGTACTTACATCGTGACCAATCCCGGCGCCTTGAAAGGTCACCACGGCTGGCATGCGCCTGCGATGGCGATGAGCCACGAGCGATGGGGCGACCTCGCACTGGGATGGGTCAGAGCACAGGCAGCGATGCGGACCGGAGACATCGAGCCACTCAGGATCTTCGTGACCAAACGCTTAGCTGAGTTTTGGCGCGAGGCCGACGACGCTCCAGACATCGTGCTCGGTGGCAGTGGCTACACCATCGGCGATTACATGGGCGGCGAGCTGATCGATAACGAGGCGCATAGGTTCTGCGCGATCGATCGTCAGCGCGATCACTTCTGGGTGGCGGTAAGAGCATACCGGCATGACGGATCGAGCAAGTTGCTCTACTTCAACAAGTCGCTGACCATCGAGGCAGTGCGCGACGTGCAGACTCGGTACAAGGTCATCGATGATTTCACGGTGGAGGATGCCGGTCACATGCCGACGGAGGTCTATGCTGACTGCGCTCGCTTCGGCTGGATCGCCTTCTTCGGTGACAGCGTCGATGGCTACGAGCATCTGCGCCGAGGCGGTCAGCCTGTAAAAAAATTCTTCTCGCCGATCAAGAAAGCGATGTCGCCGAGTGGCAAGATCGTCAGGTATTTGCGATGGTCCAACGAGAAGGTCAAAGACATCCTGTTCAACCTCTTAGCTCGGCGAGGAGCAGCCTTTGATGCGCCAGACGACATCGATGATCTCGCTCAGAAAGAGGCTGAGCGTTACTCGCAACAGATCCGATCTGAGGTCAAAAGAGATGTCGTCAACGCGACGACCAAGGCCATCGCTCAGCGATATGTCAAGACTCGCAGGCACAATCACGCAGTCGATTGCGAGGCCATGACGCTGGTGCTCGCGCTAATCAAGGGGCTCGTCGGTCAGTCGCTTGAGGCCGATGAGTGAGTGTCAACCAGCGTTGACAGCACGACAAAGACATGCCAGCCAACATTGAACAACTCATCCCTAGCCTAGTGCGCTGGGGATCGCACAACGGCATTCATGCTCTAGAGCAAATGGCGATGGGTCAGTGGGATAAGCTGATCACTAGCAACGGTCGGCAGATGATTTCCTCGAGCGTCAACGGTCAGTCCTTCACCTACTCATTCGCTCCTGGCCTCGATGTCAGCGTGATTATCGCCGCTTCTGATCAAGCCTATCGGCTGATGTTTTCCTTGCAGGAAACCAAGCAGCTCGAGGCTTACCTGACAAACCGTAGAATGAGCAAGACACGAGCGACCTTCAACAACGGCTCTTTCCTATGACGAACCCGATCATCGATATTTACGGCAACCCGATCACCACTCGGCTGATCAACGGAGCCGAGCGCAACTCACCAGCACGGCCTCGGATGCGGACTCGCGTAGAGTCGATCAAAGAGGCTGTGCCAATGAACGACTGGCGCGTGATTCTCAGCGTTTCGCGTAGGCTCTTCGCGAACAACGGCATCATCCAAGGTGCTCTGAGCCAGAAGGCTATGCACGCTGTCGGTCACGCATGGAGCCCGGTCTTTCTTGGCGAGGATCGAGCATGGGGAAAAGAGGCGATTCGCTGGCTGGAGGAGGAGTGGTTTCCGACATGCAATGTCCGAGGCGAGGTCTACGACTTCAGGACAATGGTCTATCTCAGCTCGATCAACATCGACCGAGACGGCGACGAAGCTGAGATCTTGACTGAGACTCAGGAAGGATATCCGCAGATTCAGACCATTGCCGCTGACCGAATTGGCAACCGTGGGAGTTTCGACAATCTCGTCATGGATGGTCCGTATAAAGGACTAAGGATCGCGATGGGATGCATCACCAACGAGCTTGGGCGAGCCGTCGCATACAGGGTGTTAGGTGAGACTCCTCAGGATGATCGCGATGTCTCTGCTCGTGATATCGTGTTCAATTTCGATCCGCTTTACGCTGACCAGTTGCGCGGATTCCCGATCTTCAGTCACGCTCTGAACGACTGGCGAGACGCTGACCAAAGTCAGTATTGGGAGCAACTCGCTCAGCTCATCGCTAGCTCGATCGGAATCATCGAGCAGAACGAAACAGGTGGAGCCGACACGAGCGATCCGACATTCAACTTAGGTGGCGTAAACAACGATGTGCGAGAGACATCGACCGAGACGCTGATGGGTGGCATGGTGCGATATTTTAAGGCTGGGACTGGTAGCAAGCTGGAGTCGTTCCAGAGCAATCGTCCAGGCGATGTCTGGGATTCTTTCCAAGATCGGATCGCACGCAAGGCACTCGGTCCAGTCTGGCCATACAGTCTCGTCTGGAAGCCCGACGGCATGAACGGAACGCAGGAAAGATCGACCATCGAGAACGCTCGCAACCTGATCAGCGATAGGCAAGAACTGCTTAAACCTCGAGCAAAGCGCAAGGTCGGCTACGCGATCAGCAAGGCGATCAAGCTCGGCATTCTGCCACCATACAACGGTCCAGATAAAGGTGGATTCCTCAAATGGGGATTCACTATGCCAGCAAAATTCTCCATCGATCACGGTCGAGAAGACCAGCAATGGCGCGAGAATTACAAGATCGGTGCTGAGAATCTGTCGTCGTATCTCGAGCGGTCAGGCGGCATGACATTTGACCAGCATCAGGATCAGCGGACGCACGAGCTCAACGACATCATCGCTCGCGCTCAAGAACTTAGCGACAGGACCGCTGTCCCATTCGATACTTGCTTGTCTCTCTTCACTCAGCGCACGAGCGTCGGCAATGTCCCTGGTGGCCGATTCGGATCAGAGTTACCAATGACTGATGTGCCTGTCGTCGAATAATTAATCATGGCTACTCCTCCAAAATACATCAGCGATGCAGCCACCAAAGGGCTGGAGTATTATCGCAACGGCAAGGGTGGCGCAGGGCTCACAGATCAGACGCTGGCCGACGCTCGATCAATGGCCAAAGGGCAGATCAGCGATGACAAGATCGTTCGTGCAAACGCTTGGCAGGCAAGGCATGCAGTCGATCTCAAGGCTCCGCAGAATCATCTTGCCGACGATCCAGACTACCCGGGCGCAGGTGCTGTGGCTCATCTGCTCTGGGGCATCAATCCACTCGATCCGCAACCAGCTCGAGACTGGTATTTCAACGAGACCGTCCGCATAAACAAGAACCAAAAAATGAGCGCAAAAACATACAAACTATCCACCATTCAACTCGGCAAAATCTACGCCGATCAAGCTATGATCATGGGCGTATCAGTCATCACTGAAGGCGATGCCATCGGGCATGGAGTGATGATCGATGCCATCAGCATTATGACGATCCGCGACGCTGCGATGCAATATCCCAACGGCGTCAAGGTGATGATGGATCACGAGGATGAGATCGAAGACATCGTCGGAGTGATCAAGAATTTCACGATCGACGGCGTGCAACTTCGCGCTGATTTGCAACTGCTTCAGTCGTCTGAGTACACTCCGCAAATCCTCGAGATGGCTGCGATTATGCCAGATGCATTTGGCATGAGCATCAGTTTCTCCGGCACACTCGAGGAGGTCGCCGGCTGTCTCTATGTGCGATGCGACGAGATCTACTCATGCGATATCGTCTCAGCTCCAGCAGCCAACCCGAGCGGTCTTTTCGCCGCCATAGTTGACACCACTCAAAATGTTATGGAGCTACAAGCACTCACCATCGAACTCTCCGCTGAAAAAGAAATGCGTCTCAATGCAGTTGAGCTCGC